TGCTTCTGCTGTGCTGGTCGTGTTTCTTGCCACCTGGGTATACCCAGTCGGTATTGCGGGACCTCCTGACGTTATTCCATTGAACGACCCGAAAGCAGTTACGACGAGACAGTTGTTCACTGAGGGTGTTATGGATCCAGGCTGAAGGTTTCCCGAAGCATTTTGGTTTGCTCCTGACTCCTGGTCGAAAAAAGGAGTTCCAGTATCCGTGACAGCAAGCACACCAATTCCGACAAAGTTTGAAGTCGTTGAAAAAGTATGCCCTGGCCCTACTGCTGGACTTATGCAATAATATAGCACTGTTCCTATGTTTATGTTGTCCTGCTCTGTCAGTTTTGTCCATGTATTGCCCTTTGAGTCGGTGAGGTTTGCGGCCGAAGCACCGCCAGCCCTGTTCCACCATATGCCGACGACTATCAATTTTGCTCCAGTTGTTGCTATACTAGAAGTTGTGCCACCTCCTAGACCGAACACAGCAGATGTTGACGACTTAAAAGTGTACGAGTTGGCGCTCGCAGCAGCAGTTTTTACTGACCATCTCTGGTTGAATATGCCTGCCATACTATGTTAGGTTGGTCCCACCTATCAGCCACGTCGTCGACGTCTTCTTTGTGGCTATGCAGGAGCCGTACTGTGCGAGTGTTCTTGATCCAGTGGTTCCTGCTCCCTCAAGGTACAATGTGTCAGTGTTTATCGCTATTGTCAAGTTGTTTGGTGACATATTGGTAAATAGTATTGAAGTCCCTATTGGGTATGCGACAGAAGCGTTCGCTGCTATCGTGAAAGTACGCGCATTGGCGTCTCCGACAGGGTGGTATATCTCAACACCGGAGTCAGAAAGTACAGTCGTATAGTTAGCACTCTGTGAGTTCTGTGGTATCCCGAGGTAGCCGAGTGTTGTGTTTATACCTGCGGGGAGAGTGAGTGTAGTCGATGAACCTATTGCCTGTCCCTGGAGAGTTATGTTAGTCGAAGTCGCACCCGCGAAGACTATCGAGCCGGTCAGTGTTCCAGTGAGTCCTATTGTCATTCCTGCGGCCGTGAAGCGCGCCACCTCGTTAGCTATTGCAAAGCCTGCGACCAGTATGTTTACTACTCCGTTTGTTGACCCTGTTCCTGTTGTTCCGATTGTTAGTGGTCCGCCGGTAGCATTCTGTATTGCGAGCTGGTTGGCTATCGCGACTGCCGTTCCGAAGGTCGTGTTAGTGTAGCCGCTTGAGTTGAGGTATATGCCGGCATATGCTACAGCTGGATTCGTCGCTGTGTCGTTGAATATGGTCAGTCCGCCATAAGCGAATGTTCCGTTGCTCGTGTTAGTGACCTGGTATGTCACACCCTCTCCATTTGTGTTTATGTCGGCCACCTCTATTCCGTTTCCTGCCTGCGCCGACATAGGGCTTCCTCCGAGCTGAGCTCCGAAGTGGCTCACTCCTCCCTGCACCCACAGCGCGAATGCGTTCGTTATTGTCACACCTGTTCCCGCGACAGGTGCTCCGCCTATGACAAGCGTGCCTGCCTGCGTGAATGTCGCGGACGTCGTCGTCTTGTTGTACGTAGGTGCTCCGAAGAAGTACTCGCGCTGCACAGCGACAGTCCCGTCGACCCACGTACGAGTCGCACCGGTGTGCTTTATTCCTATAGCCTCAGTCGCAGTTGTTATTCCGGTGTCAGCCGGTGCGTTTATTGTGAAATACGGCGATACTCCAGACGTCCTTGCCGCAGGTGAGAATATGTGCACACCGGTCCAAGTAGGCGCTATGGCCTGGGAGAGCGCAGGCGCGCCATCTGATCGCAGGAAAGTAGCAGCTGATCCGTTTACTACCGTGAGTCCTATGGTCGCGGTAGGGTTCGCGCCGGCCGCAGATGAGGCGAGGGTCACGTTTACCCAGTTCGTGCCGTTGTACTGAAGCACGTTGTTCGTGGTAAGCGAGGTCACGTTGACCGTAGCTCCTCCTATGGATATATTGTTCCCGAAGGTCTGGAGAGCAGACCATGTGTTAGCGTGACCGAGAGCTATTGAGGCTACCACTGCGCCTGTCGTAGGTGATATAGTGAGCGTTCCGTCTGAGTTGATTACTGAAGAAACACCAGTTACGAGCGCTCCTATGTTTCCGTTGAGCTTCTGGATCGCAGAAAGTACGCTGTCAGCAGAGGAAATTATACCGGCTCCAGACACGTACCCTGTGAGTGTCGAGGCTATGGCGCGAGCGTTCGTAAAGTACAGGTTCGTCACCTCCGCGACCTGAGATGTGTTATAGTCGCCTGACTGGGATGTCACTGCGCCGGTGCGTGTGTTGAACGACGTCACACCTCCTGATCCGCCAGTCGAGCTTATGACGTACGGGCTTGCGGTTGTTCCGAGTCCTGTTATTGTTATGTTCGTCCCCTGCTGTATTAACCCTGATATTGATGTAGCAGGTCCTCCAGACAGTGATACGACGTTCGAACCGTTGCCCATGCCCTTTAGCCCGTCCTTCAGCCACTCTATGTCCTTGAGGTCGAATATGGACAGCTTGTTCTTTCCTGTTAGGCCAGCGAGCATGTCCCTGACCTGCTCTGCCGTGTATGGAGAGGGTATAGCGCTGCGTATGCCTTCTATCGCAGACTTCAGCGAGGAGGAGTCTGCCTTTGGAGATATCTCAGAGCGTATTCCTTCGATCGCCTTCATGACCGACGGCAGTATGACCTCAGGGTCGCGTACGTCCGCGACGTTCGAAGCTAGCTCACCGATGTCAGTGTCGAGCTTGTCCAGCTTCTCGAATAGGTCGGAGAATAGCTCCTCAGGCTTCGAAGACTTGACGTAGAGCTCTATAAGCTTTTTCTTGTTCTGTGTTTTCATTATAGTATCATCTCACGGATCTTGGCACGGACGTCTGCGCGCGCCGCCTCGTTCTCCTTGTTCGTCTTTGCTATATCCTCGGCCTGTTTCTTCGCCTCGCGCTTCTCGCTTGACATGAGGTACTCCCACTCCTCGAGGTCGTCCTTCGACTTGTGGTAGTTGCTGCGGTCGAAGTCTGCGCGCCAGAAGGACTTTGGGACCACTATCTTCTTCAGTATCTTCGTCAGGCTCTCACCTGCCTCCTCAGGCGTCTCGCCCATCGACGTCGCGGTCAGTATGTATCCGTCAGGGTTCGCTATGACGAGCCTGTCACCGTCGTACCTGAGCCCGTCTGGGTGTATGTGCGGCCAGTCCTCCTTGGTGAAGTCCTTCTTGAAGTTAATCGGCACGCCGTCTGAGTTCGCCATGCGGAAGCTCATGAGCTCGGCTATGTCGCCCATGTTAGTAGGCGTCTCAGTGTCCTCGAACGCCTGGGTAAGCTTGTGGGACGTCACGAAAGGAAACGGCTTGGTGTACAGCCATGACACTATGCAGAAGCCGGTGTTATACTCGAACGTGGTGTCCTGCGACCCGTCTGCTACGGCGTACAGGAACCTGTACCACGACGACTTGTGTATCTCGAGCAGACCGGACGTGAACGGAACCCCCATGCGGGGCGTGAACTCAAGGAAGTATGCCCCCTCTTTCGTTACTATCGTGTTTACGTCGAAGTAGCCGCGGTAGTCTATGCGCTTGAGCAGCTCTCGGCACCTGTCGAGAGTCTCGGAGAAAAGCTTCGAGTCCTTCGCCTTGACAGTGCGTATGACGGTGTACTGCTCGCCGGTTGACTCGCCGAGGTTTCCCGGGAAGAGAGCCTTGTGCTCCCAGTTCTCATAACATACCTCGTCACCGTCCCTGTCCTTCATGAACTCGTGGCCGTTCCAGAAGGCTCCGCACGCCATTTCGTGGCCCTCCTTGTACTCCTGCATGACGAAGTCCGGCTTTACTCCCTCGATCCATATCTTCTCTAGCTTGTCGAGCGAGTCTATGAGGTCCTCAGAGTCGTCCATCTTCGCGACGAAGTTAAGGCCCTTTATCTCGTCGAGCTTTCCCTGCTGCTTGAGCACCCACCTTCCTCCCCTCGTCGCGACTATGTCGCGTATCTCCTGAAAAGATGAAACCTGTATCATCTCAGGAGCGAGCATGCCGGATAGCCTGGCTATCTCGTTTGCCCAGGTGCGGTCGAGCTCGAGCTTGTCAGTAAGCTTGTCTCCGCCTATGACGCAATATCCCTCCTTGCGCAGGTCGGACGACTCACCCTTGTTGCTCTTGTCCTCATATATGACCAGGTTCGCATTCTTCGCAGACTCTACTCGGTCGGCGTACGGTATGCGCTGTATTGTCCCCTTCAGTATCGCGGTAGTGCGCTTTACGGCAAGGGAAACAGACGCGCCGTCGTTTTTCAACGCTAGCGCGAGGCTAGGAGCGAGCCATTCGTCTGTTATTATTGTTACTTTTCCCTTTTTCATATATTTATTATGCTATTTTTTAGCTGCGTTTGATATGCTTCCGCCTATCTCTGGCTTATTACCACCATTTAGTGCTCCTTTGAGATAGTATTTTCCGTCCTTTGGGTTGTACCTGTAGTATCTTTTTATAGTCGCCTCACTTTCTTGTGAAAGATTTTTTGCTTTTTCTGTGAGTACTATGGGTCTGCCCTGTGCGTTTGATTTTGGTGCTTCCAGCATGAGCTGGTCTGGCTGCTTCTCCCTGTTTATGCTCTCTGCCGGCTTCTCATATGTCGTCGGCGCAGGTGGGACTATAGGATTCTTGTCTGAGCCAAGCGGGGATCCTTCGGGAAGCTGCTTTGTCATGAGCCTCTGGGTCTCCTGATTTCCGAGGTACTGCTGCATCTTCTGAAATGCCTCAGGGTTTGACCTTGAAAGGTTATTGAGGAACTTCTCCTTTACAGGGTTACTCATGTCCTCTATGAACTTCTCTACCATGCCACCGAGGTGATATCCTCCGACACCTCCAAGTATTCCGCCGCCCATGGCCTCTCCAGCAACGGCGCCTGTCACTTTTGCGGCCGTAGCCGCTATCTTTGACATTATTCCTTTTGGAACCGTCTTTGAGTTCAGCTCCTTGAGGTAGTCAGCTGCCTGATACCTCTTCGACAGCTCCTTGTTTACGTTGTCTATCAGCGGTGACAGCTCCTTCGGCGCCTTCTTTAGTAGTGTGTCCTTCATAGCTCCTGATATTGCATTGTTAGTGCTTGCCTTTATGTTGTCGTCCATCGTCCCTATGGGGTTGTGACCTGCATTCTTGCTGTATGTTATCTTGTTGTTGTGCATGTCCTCGAGCGACATTCCGTCTGGGTGCGCGCTCTTAAGCGCAGAGGTTTCCTTCGTCAGAGCCTTAAAAGCGCTTACTTTGTCTCCAGCAGTCATTGACTTGTCAGATGTTATGGAGTCCTTCGCAACCTTCATTATGTCGTCGATGGGAGTACGCGGGGTAGAGTAGTCTGCGTCCTTCAGTGAAGGAAGTATGAGGTCAGTGCTGAGCTTTCCAGCGTCCTCGCGAAGAAGCTCTGCAGTGTCAGCAGTTGCATACTTACCATCAGCGACGTGATCCGAGAGCTTTACGCCGTTTCCGACGAGTGTATCTGCTATGTTATGTCCCTTAGACGACGCATTGTTGAAAATTGAGGCAGCCTTCTTAAATCCAGCTTTGTTTGCCTCAGCAGGCTTTGTCCAGTCCTTTACGGACTGAGCCTTGTAGTGCTCGGCTGCAGACTCGGATATTGCACCAGGAACGTCTTTGATGGTATCAGCAGTCTGTTGTGCTGCTTGCTTCACTATAGGGGCTGCGTCTGTGATTGCATTTTTTACAGGAGCCTCTGCCTTGTCTCCTCCTTCAAGGGTCAAAGTGTTAAACACGTCGGCCATTCCCTTATGTATTTCAGGTGTCATACCTGGTATCTGATCTATCTTTTTGTCTATGTGATCAGAAACATTTCCTATCTTACTTTTTACAGCATTTGGAAGTACTGGCTCTATAAAGCTTCCTATTATTCCTCCTGCTGTTTTTGCTACATCACCAACAATATGTCCAGCAGCGCCTAGACCTGCAAGCGTGTAGTTTATTGCTTTTCCTGCGCCAGTTGAAGGTTCCTGTCCCTTCGGCATAGCATTTTTTTGTATGTCTGCTACGTCTTTTGTGACATCTGCAGCGCCAGATTTGAATGTGCTTGAAAGATTTTTGTCAACATTTTCAAAATATGGATTCCCCTTAGTCACGCCTGCTATACCCTGATAGCTAAAACTGCTCCCTGCTTGGGCAATTGATGGCGCACTGACTTTTGGTGCCTTCGGGTCGAACGGTATCGCGCCGCCCGTAGATGATTTTGGTGTGAATGGTATTGCCATATGTTTATAGTGGGGTATAGTCTCCTGCGTCTATCTCCTCCTGCGAGGCGAACGCCGGCTGACCCGTCTTGTTGTCGAGAACCGGTATGTTCTCCTTGCCGGTTCCGCCGCCCTTCATCTCCTTCAAGAGGTCGTCGTACTTGAGCCCTGCCTTGTCCAGCGACGTCTGAACGAATGTCTTGTCGTCCATGCTTCCCTTCGATGTGTCCTCCTTTATTCCGCCGCCTATTCCCGAGTACTGGTCCGAGGCCTGTGCTATTGTGTCGTTCGCCTTCTGCACGTCTATTCCTCCGAGCGTCTGGAGCTGCTTGAGCACCCCCTTGAGCTGGTCCATGCTCATGTTTCCGTTTATTATGTCCTTCGCCGTTGCATTCGTAGCGTCCGTGGTCTGGCCGCCGTTCGAGAACACCTGCGAGTAGAGACGGCTGATCTCGTTGAGCGAGGCCTGGAACGAGGCAACGTCTGCGCTTCCGAGGTTGTACTTCGTGAAGTTGGATATTATGTTGCCAAGCGGTATGGACGAGTTCAGGCCTGACTTCGATAAGGCACCCAGGACCTGCTCGAAGTCGGCGTCGGCTGACTGGAGAGACCTGTTCAGGTTGGTCGCATATGCTATCTGCTTGTCTATCGCGCTCGCCCACGCAGTCGCCTGCGCCTTGTTGAGCTGCAGGTTGCCTCCGGGGTCGAGCTGGCCCATGCGAGCCTTTATCGCGTCCGTCTGCACTATCGGAAGCCCCTTGGTCCCGCGCACTGAGCCTGCTGGTATCGATCCGCCGTTCAGTATCGCGACGCGGGCTATCTGGTCGATGTACGACTGCGTCAGCTGCGTGTTCTTGCCGTTGAAGGTCACGTTCGCGGTGGAGTAGCCTGGCGACGTTATGTTTATCGTAGGGTCAGAGAACATAGCGGTAGTCTTAGGCGCAGACGTCGCCGCTGTCTTAGACATCGCGGCGAGTCCTGTTCCGCCGGAGGACTCGGTAGTTGGCTTTGCTGTGACATTTCCTGACTTGTCTGTCGTAAGCGTCATAGGCTGTCCCGCGTCGTTGAAGCCGGTGGTTGCGCCTGGGTTCTGTGTCCAGACGTTGCTCTTTCCTACGACGTCTCCGTACTCGTCGTACGAGGTCACCGGCACGCTCTTCCATCCTGTCTGGGCGAGCTTCTGAGAGAACTGAGACTGCTGGGTGTCGATCTTCTCCTGCGCCTGATTCGCAGACGTAGACTTGTAGAAGTTGTCCTGCGAGTTCTTGAGGTCTGAGCGAGCCTGCGTAAGCGCTGTGGACGCCTGGGACTGCGAGGCCGCGAGAGGGGCGCGCTGCGCGAGCAGGTTGTCTATCTGGCTCATGACTCCCTGGTTCTCCGCAGAGACCTGGGCGGCTATCTGTGCGCGGTTTACGAGTCCACCGTTCTTTGTTATCTCTGCCTCCTTGTCTGTCAGCGCGGTCGCCATGGTCTCGCGAAGCGAGGCGACCTGCTGGTCTATGCTCGACACAGCTGTCTGGTTCGACTGGTACGTCGAAAGTGCCTGCTTGACGTTATTGTTAGCAGCCCATACGTCGGGATCCGTGTCAACAGTTCCGTCAGGGGTAGGTGGGGTCGTCGAGTCTGTTGTTGTCTTCGTAGTGTCTGTCGTTGACGCAGGCTGATCCCCTGTCGTAGGCTTTCCTGCGTTCGGATCAGTAGGAGTCGTGGGGCTCGTGGTGACAGGAGGCTTCGTAGCGTCCGTGAGCGAACCTGGCACAGCAGGTCCCGTGCCCGGCGCTGTAGGCGCCTTTCCTGACTTGAGAGCCGCGAGGAGAGCGTTGTTCCCTGGCCCCGTTCCTATACCCGTTATGCCGTACTTTGTCCCGAGAGCCGTACGGGCCTGCTCAGAGGAGTCCTGGCCGGTGTACTTGAGGTAGTCGACTATCGATCCGTCCTTGTTGAGGCCTCCGTAGTACGACTTGAGGTTCGCCAGCTCCTGTATCGGTGCATTGGCAAAGACGCTGGCCTCATAGTCGGTCGCTGGGCGCCCTACTGCTGTTTGTACGTGATCGCTTATCTGGTTTGTTGTTAGTGCCATATTTTTATTCGTCAGACGAGAGCGGCGTGATTCCCCTTATTATAGGCTTCCATGTCGATCCGCCGGTCACCGTCGTCGTAAGCACGACCCTCAGGAAGTCTCCGGTGAAGCCCTTGACGTCGAGCTGTGTCCTCTTCTTCGTCATTGCGCTCGTAGACGTTATGTCATTTAGCGGAGTCGTAGAGTTTCCTCCGTTTGCTGAGATGTCCTCTCCCTTTCCGTATATTGTAACGCTTATCTTGTCACCCGTAAGCACGGGCGGCTCATCGTAATATATGTCGAGGCCTGCCAGGTTGCTCACGGGGATCCACTGTGATATATAGTATATGCTCAGGTATGTTCCCGGTACGTCAGGCTTGTAGAACAGCCTTGAGTTGCCCGAGGGGACGTACATCGTGGTAAAAAGCGTTCCGTCGTAGCCTACGCAGAGCTGGTCTATTGTCCTTCCGTAGCCGAATATGTACTCAAGCGGCCCCGACTCTGAGGATCCGGACGTCAGGAGAGGGCATATGAGCGAGCCGTTCGCTGCGTTTGTGTCCACGAGCTTGACGCCTACGAAATTGTTGTATGAAAATAGCGCGCAGTTGACCGGCGCGTACGTCGCGGCCGATATGTTAGACACCTGCGTCGTGAAAAGCTTCTTCAGGGTTATGTTGCTGAGGTAGTACACTGCAGTCCTGCTGTCGTTGAGCTGCACTGCGACGTATAGCACGGAGTCTATGACCTTCATGTCGAGGAACTTGCCCGGTATCGGTATGGACTGGTTGAAGGTGTTGAAGGCCGCGTCCCACAGAACGAGGTAGTTCTGCTGGTGTCCCTGGACTATTCCCCCCGAGGCGACCTGGCCTATCGCTGCTGCAAGGTACTTGTTGGTGTAGTTCTTCATCTGCATGATACCCCAGCCGGTTCCGAGGTTGAGCGCAGGTGTCGTGAGTATGGTGCTCGACGCGAGCGTTATGAGACGTATCTCGTTCGCTGTGTTTCCTGACACTGTGTTGTCAGACACGCAGACGTACTCCGCAAACGGCTCGAGAAGGTGGGGACCGACGTTCGTCGAAAGCGTCCCGCTCGAAACAGAGGACCACGATCCTGGGCCCGGAAGCGCGAGCAGCCATACCTTGTTCGAGCTTGAGTACGTCGCGAGCAGGAAGCCGCCAGAGCACGCCAGCCTTCCTCCGACGTTGTTAACCGAAGACCCGCTCGGGTAGCCGAGGTCGTGGTAGCCTGCCTTGTTGAGCCCGTATACGCGCGTCGTGTCAGTTATGCAGTAGGCGGAGAACGTGCCCTCCGTGCTCGCTATGATGTCGACTATGTTGCCCTCGACGTTTGTGACCCCGACTGGGGGTATCTCCGTGAGGTCAGGCGCCGCGGCTAGCGGACCGGCCTGCTGCTCCTGCGTTCCCTGCGCCAGTAGGTAGTACAAGGGGTCAGCCCCCGCTATGAGGAAGTGCTGGTTCTTCGCCCCGTATGACGGGACCTGCGGAGACATCCGCAGAAAGTTCTCTATCACTGTTTTCGAGTATGCTCTCATTGCTTTTATGACATCGAGTTCTGGCCCCACGGGTACTCCCATCCGCCCTGAGCGTCCTGGCCCTCTATAATGCTGTCAGACACGTCGAGTATGCGGTTCGAGGCGTAGTTAGCTATGTCATCGCAGCGCTTCTTGAACATGTCCTGCGCCTGCTTTAGGAGCTTGTCGTTCCTCAGGCGAGGCGCTATGTCTATGAGCGCCCCCCACGTTATCGCGTCGTGGAAGCTGCGGAAGATCTTCGGCATGTCGGTGTCGTTGACGAGGAAGTCGAGCTGCTGTATGTAGTATATCTTGAGGCCTCCCTTGACAGGGTACGGGCCGTCCGCAGTCACAGGTATCGGAAGCAGTGTGAAGTACGTCCCGAACGGCTGCGCCTTCGGGCTCGTGAATGTATACGCAGGCTGGCTGATCTGGTTCGGGTCTATGAAGTCGACGCGCTTGTACTCAGTGGCTAGCGGCGCAAGGAAGTTCTGAGGCAGAAACGCTGCCCATATTGACTTTACCTTCTCGTAAGCCGGCGCAGCCCCAGCGCCTACGCCGTCTGGGAAGGTGTAAGAGCCGTCTCCTATGACGAGGTCGGTCACAGCGACGATCATGTAGAAGTTCTCGTTTATGCCGCGTATGATCTCCTGGATCTGGCCGTAGTACTTGTTTATGATACGGTCGACGTCTAGCTGGTCGAACGTAGAGGAGTTGAACTTGCCCGTGAAGTACAGGTCCTGCTTTATCCCTATGAGGTTGGTCGTGTCGTTGAGTTGCATATATTTATGAGTATAGCACGTAAGCCACCGTTGACGTGTCCGTGGCGGACGTGCTTTCGACTATCGCCTGCCCCGACGAGGCGGCGTATGACAGTATTCCCTGCGTTCCGCCAGCCGCCGACACTGCGATCACTATGACCGAGGAGGGCGATATGCTGTTGTCCTTTATTATGGCCTGGTTCGGCGTCCCACCCGGCAGCGTCACCGTACCAGTCGGGAAAAGCTGCTTTATCATGTCTATCGTGTCCTGTGACAGCGGGAACTGGAGCTGACCGGCTGTCTCCTCGAGACTTGACATCCTGTCCTCGTGGTCGGTAATCGTGTCCTCGTCCGTCGACTGGTTTCCCTCCGCGTTCGTTATGCGGTCTTCGTGGTCCTGTACCTGGTCGTATAGCTCGCTCATATGTTTCTATGCCTCTGCTTCCCACATCATGTCTATGTCCGCATTGGTTGGCATTAGGCTGTTATTCCTTGTCCAAGTAAGTGTTATATTCGTGGCGTCGACAGCTATCGTTGCCTGCTGCCCAGCTATGATTGCGCTTCCGCTTAGCCCGTTGAGCGCTATTATGTTAGAAGTATCTGAACCGGCCAGCTGACCGACGGCTCCAGCAGAACCAGTTGTCTGACATACCTCAAAAACAGTAGAGGTGGTCGAGCCGTTGTATACTCCTACGCTTTTTGCAGAGTTGACTGATCCTGCTCCTATGAAGCCCTGCCCGTAGAATGCCGTTATTTTTACCTTCCTTGGTACAACGCCAAGCCCGTGCGCTATTGTCTGTGTTCCGCTTGCCGCCTGACCTGCCCTGTTTGTAACGCCGTTAGTGAATGTCGCTATTGATATTGGGCTCGTTATCTCAAAAGCTGTTCCGTTGTACATCACCTGCACGATCTGGCCTGCGACTATATCATTTGCTGCGAGTGCCGTAGACAATCCCTTTACTATTGCTTTTGTCCCGAGCCCATTGACGTTCAGCGTGGAGGCTGTCGTGTTTGAGTTGGCTGCCTTAAACGTGAAGCTCTGGCCTGTTGCGTATGCAGAAAGTGAGGGAGAGAGCGCTATTGCGTAGGCGTTTGCAGATCCCGTGTCTGCAGCATATGTGTACAGCTGTGCCTGAACTCCCGCCTTGCTTGCGAAGAGTGACAGCGAGCCCGGCGGGCTTATGATCTGGAAGTTCGTTCCGTCATACTCTACGAAAACGATCTGACCGACGAGAATGTCACCGACCTGTAGGTCTGTCGCGCCGTCTATCTTCTTTATAACCTTCGTCGCAAGTCCGCTGACTGCCACCGTCGATATACCAGTGTTAGCGTTCGCAGCCTTGAATGAGAACTGCATTCCTGCTAGGTAAGCAGTTATGGCTGGCGATGGGGCTATGACGTATGCGTTCGCAGCGCCGGTATCCGTCTCATAGCTGTAGAGCTGCTCCTGGACGCCCTTTATGCTGGCAGCCTGGCCGTTGACCTCGATGGCCTGAAGCTTGTAGTCGACCGTGTTCTTGTTCGTAGAAGCGTTTATCCCGAGCTTCGTCTGTATGGCGACTATCGCGTCGTTCGCGAAGTTGTGCTCCCCGGCGTGCCCGTCGCCGTAGGTGCTGTCGACCGGGTCGTTGAGGAACTCCGTAGGGGATACGTCCTGGGGTGTGTCTATCGCTGCTGGGTAGTTTGTGGTCATATTTTAGTAGCTTGCCTGTATGGTCCAGACGTTGAGGTACGTCCCGCCATACTGCGTCGTCGCGCCGTTATATGTTATGTTCGACTGGTTGTACATGACACCGGACGATATCTGCCCGATCTTCTGTACTATCCATAGTGTTGATGGTGGCATATGTTATTTCCTAGGCACGTTCGGGGACACTTTGAATGTCCCCTGACGTGGCTATGAGCTGTAGCCCATCGCCTTGCGGACGGCCTTCTGGCTTGACGCATAGGTCTTCGGCAGGCTAGGTCCCTTGCGGGCCGAAACGCTTGCCTTCTGCGGCTGCATTGACACCGTGCGTGAGAGGGCGCGAGCGCCTGGCTGCGCCATCTGCTGGGGCGACACCTGCGTGACGCTCTTTACCTTCATAGGTCCCTTCTTGCCGATCGACTTGCCGGCGCCGCGCATTCCGGAGGTCTTCTTCGAGACAGCCTTCTTCGAGGTGTTGGTCATCGCGTTCGAGACGCGGCGCTTCGCTGCGAAGGCCTTTGACTTCATCTTCATGGTGTTCTTTGTTATGCGTTTAATCGGGGCTGCCGACTTGTTGAGCCCTCGTGGTCCCTCTTCGAGGAACGGCTTCATCTTCCTTGACTGCTGTTGCTGTTGTGACATAGTTTTGTTTGGTTAGTACCCGTAGAGCTGCTTGCGCATTGCGAGGAGGTGCTCCTTGAACTTCTGCGAGCAGTACTGCCACTCGGTCGCACCGAGGAGGCCGTAGTCGCGGGTGAACGTCTTCTTGCTCTCGTTGACCTCTGGGTCTGCGAGGAAGAGCATTTCCTTCTGGAAGTCCGACTTCATGCGCACCTTCACGTTAGGGTCGAACAGCTTCTTCTTCGTCTCAAAGTACTCCTCCTGAATGCGCTTGAGGTCCTTCATCATCTCGCGGGTGACCGTGACCTCGCCGACGTAGAGCTTACCGTTTATGCGTATGCCTCCGTCGGTCATGTCCTTGTCGACAACGAATATGATCTTTCCCTCTGTGCTTCCGGTGTTGGTCTTCTCTTCTGTCTTGTCCTCGATTCCGTCCGTCTTTGCAAGGAGCGCCTTGGCCGCCTTGTCCGCTGCTGATACGCGTGGTGTAGGCATAGGTTACTTCTTTCCGCCGTTGGCCTTATCGCTGAGCTTCTGAGCCTTCGCGAGGGTCTTCTTCGACTCCTCAGACTGGGCCATCTCATCGCTGAGCGCCTTGTCCTTCTTTGCTATGGCTGCCTTACGGCGGTCAGAATAGCTCGCAAGTATCTCATTCTCAGAGATGACCTGCTCGTTCGACGCTATGAACGCGGCCAGAACCACCTTGTCTATCTGAGCTACCTGCGCGGCTATCTCCTCGTCCGTGAGCAGCATGTTCTTGCTGTGCACGGTCGCGGTGAAGCTGATGTTCTGCGGGCCGAAGCTGCGCAGCGACGAAATCTTGAACTCGTTGAGCTGTTCTTCCTTCATATGTTTAGGATGATTGGGTGTATGTACTTTTGAGTACAATCCCCGTTACCTTATAATGCGCACCTTCGCTTCCGGGCCCATTCCCGGCAAGGACATTGACGTCCCTACCGGTTTGAGCCCGCAAGTCGCTACAGGCTAGGCGTTTCCGCCTTCGAGTGTAGCACCGACCTCACCGCGCACGAGACGGTTGTTGTCGAGGATGGCCGTTGCGCCTTCCCACTTCCAGCCGACCGTCGAGTACTGCTCGAGAGGGTTGTTAGTGTCCTGCACTCCGCCCGTGTGGATGTAAGTGCTGAGACCGCCTGCGAACTCTGAGACGCCGTATGCGCCCTCGCCGTAGACGAGGACTGCGTAGATGTCCGCGCCTGCCGATCCGGCACCTACGTACACAGGGGCGATTGTCGTGGATATGACGCGTGCGCCCATCCAGTAACCTACCTCACCAGTGAAGAGGTCGCCGCGGAACTCGTTGGCCGGGTTAGGGCTCGAGTAGTTGACCGCAGCGACGAAGCCTGTGTCCTGGCGGAGGTCTGCGATGACGTCAGGGTGAGTGACGAGAGCGTATGCCTTGCCTATGATAGGCATTGCTGGGAACTTCTTGACGTTGTTGCGCTCGAGCCAGCGAACGTATCGCGTGATGAGCTTCGTCGTGAGCACCATGGCCTGCGTGACAGTCGCGCGAGTGGATACCGTGCCGTCTCCGTAGACGACGTTGGTACCTGCCGCGACGACGTTCATGATGGTCGTGTCGATCGTCTCCGTCGCCTGGATGCCGAGCACGTCGCTGGCGTCCTTGATGAGGGAGCGGTCGTAGAGGAACTCCGCGACGTCAGTGATACGCGTGAAGTCTCCGTACTGGGAGAGCACCACGGTAATGCTGTTCATCGTGAGGTTCGAGCCCGACGGCGTCACTCCCTCGATGAGTGGGGTGAGAGCGAGCGAGAGCTTGTTGAACCCGCGGAAGATCACGGTCTTCGAGTTTGACCCCTTCTTGACGGGCTGGATCTTCGATGTCTTGTACATTATCAGGTTCTGCTTGAGGATGTCGATGAGCTCCATCGCCACCACCTTCTGGCCCACGTCTATTGCTGCGAAGATTGTTGACATATTTCTGTTTGTGTTTTCTTATGCTAAATGCTTACTGGCCTAGCTTCGCGTAGTTGTCCGAGTACGAGACGGTGAGGCTCGCCGTGTCAAGCGCCGTCGTTCCAGGCGTGAACACTGCCGCGGTCTCGTTCTTTACGTAGAGGTAGCCTACTTCGACCGAGTTGTGCGCTGTAGGGTGCGCGATGTCTCCGCTGTTCGCCTGGCGGTGCTTCGGGAAGTCCTCGCCTGCGAGCCACGAGAACACCGTTACCGGGTTCTCTACGTTGTCGGGGAGAGTCGCAACGAGCGTGTACATGCGGCAGCTGTTGGTCGACGCTGGCACTGTGCCGTTGTCGAACGCGAGCGTTCCTGCGACAACTGCTGTTCCGTTAGGGAAGGGGCGGTTGCGTGTTGCGAGTGCTAGGCTCGGTGCGTCCGCGCCGGTTATAGCCGGTGAGAACACGCCGTTTACCTTAAATCCGAATGTGTTGTACTTCACGAGTGCGCTCGCTGATCCGTGGATCGCGAGGCCTGGAGCGGTGACACACTGGTTGATGACCTGTGGTATTTCCATAATGCTGTGTTGTTAGGGTGTATAGTGGTCTACTGCTCCCTCAGGGTTTCGAGCTGAGCGTACAGCTCTTCCTTGGTCATTCCCTCCGTGCTTGCGCCGCCCCCGCCGTTATGGTTGGGAGTCGACGGATTCGTCACGGTCTTCTTGATCTTGCCTGCCTGGATGTCCACTATGGTCTCGCCCACGAGTGCCTTAAGGGACTGTGAGGGGTTCCGTATGAACGTCTTGCGCAGGTCGTCCCTGAAGTCGGACACTCCGGGCAGCTTCTCGAACTGCTTGAACTGCTCGTCGAAAACCTTGCCAGCGTTCGCCTCTATGAGGGGCTGAACCTTCGAGGCTGTGTTCTTGTCGAGCACCTTCGCGAAGTTCTCGAGGAGCTTCCTTGACGGCTCGTCTTGCACGTTGGCAAGGAAGTCCTCGACAGAGCTGTACTCGGGGTCCTTCTTCTCGTCCGGCTTGGTCTCCTTCTCGCCTATGGCCTTGAGGTCCGCGGCCAGCTTGCGTATGCGGTCTTGCGCCCGCTTAGGCAGCTTGGCTATGTCCTCCTCGCTGAGCTCCGACTCGTCGGCGGCGTCATCGGCTGGCTTCTCGTCAGCCTTTTCCTCCGGCTTCTCGTCGTTGCCCGCTGCGGCCTCTGCCTCTGATCCCTCGCCTTCGTCTGCACCTTCGTCTTCTGCGGCTTCTTCGGCGGACGCTCCGGAGGTGTCGCTTTCCTCTGAGTCTTCGCGGAGAGTCTTGTCGAGCTCTGCGTAAAGTTCCTCTACGTCTTTGTTCTTTGACATGCTTATTATGTGGCTGCTTACTTTGTAATAGAACCTGCGCGGGCGTGGGTTACTCCGGGACGGCCTCGTCTATCGCCGCCTCGAGGTTCCTGTACGCCTTCTTCGTGTTGGTCACGGACAGCAGCGCGATCAGCGTCTTGATGACCGGGTCGTCCTTGACCATCTCGAGGATCCGCGTATGCAGCTCCTCGCGAAGCTTCCTCTCCAGCGCCTTCCACCCCGCCGAGCGCTTCATGGCCTCGAGCGCAGACGTCTCCTCCTGAAGAGACACCAGCGAGTCTATGAACGCCTGCGAGTCGCGGTCGTACTTGTGCCTCTCTGCCTGCATTTTTGCCAGCTTGTCTGTCGCCATATGCTACTTCGAGGGCTTTACCTGACGCGGCACGTTCTGCTGTGCCTCGGTCTGCGTCTTGCTGATAAGTGCTGCGGCGTCGCTCGGCTGCGCGTTGTCCTGCTTCGGCGCGTTCGGGTCTGGCGGCGGAACCTGGTCTCCTCCAGGCTGCTGCGCCTCCTGCTCGAACCACGCCTCCGACTCGTTAGGAGGGAAGTTGAACTCCTTGACGACCGAACGGCGGAGAGCCACCTGCCCGGGGACCTTCGGGTCGTCCTTGAGAAGCTCGTACACGTCCAGCATGCCCTTCTGCCTTGCCGCCTTGTTCTGCGCGCTCGACTCAGACGGAGACGCCTTGGCTATGAGCTTGGTGTCCTTGAAGTTCTTCTTCGTCACGTCCGATATTGTGAGAGCCTTGTAGCCGAACACCTTCACCTTGCGGGGCTTCGTCATGTTGCGCTTGACCGAGTCCGCCCACATCTGGTACAGCTCCTCGCAGGCGAGCGTGGCCTGGTCCTTCATTACCGCCACGTTAGCGTCGACGACCGCGCTCGCGGCAGCCTGCTGCGTGACCGACTGCTTGCCTCCTTTCGAGTTCGGAGGAGTGACGCTCAGGCCGGTGGCCGAGTCTGCGAAGCTCTTGACAGTCTGCATTGTCTGGAGCCCGGTGGTTATCTCAGGAGGGGTGAACTGCCATACGGCGTCCTTAACGCTTCCGCCATTGGGTCCCACGGTAACGGGGGTGACGCCTAGGGGGCGAGGCACTATGCTCGACTGCTTGAGTCCGGACGAGCTCGCAACGAACAGCATTCCGAAGTTGCGGTATGTGTTGTTGTCGACGACCTGGTTGACTATGACGTCCATGGCCAGGTTCGGATCGCGTCCGACGTCTGCCATCGCTGGGCACCAGAACGTGATCCCGCGAGGGAACGTACCCCACGACACGAACGGGTTGCGGTCGAGTCCGAGGCTCTCTGCGGTCACGCACCTGAGAAGGTACATGTCGTTGCCGACTACCATGTTTACGAGAGTGCGCTTAGTCTCGTCCTCGTCGTCCTGGTTGATGTACGTCCACCATGAAGTGAGCTCGACGACCTTGCTTCCGTACTGGGTGACGTTGGCGAGTCCCATGTTCGCGAGGCGTATGTTGCGTAGCGACGCCTCGGAGCTTGTGTCCTGCTGCGCCTCGTTGGGCACCTTGTTGTCCTTGATCTTCTGGAGCTCCTCCTCGTCGTACTCCATCTCTACCTTCTCCTCCTCGAGCTCGGCGAGCGTCTTGTATATGAACTGCCGTCCCGCATAGAGCGCGTCCCTCGTGTTCTTCGCTATGGGAGATATGAGAAAGGCGAGCGTGTCGACCAGGTCCACCGACTGCTTGTCGTTGCCAGGCTTGAACTCGTATATCGTGCGCCCGTATATGCCGCACTCGATCTTCGAGGCCTCGTACGTCAGGTTCCAGCCGGAGTCTTTGAGGTCCTCCATGACGACGTGCTTCATTATGTCTGCCGCGTTCTCGTCGCCCTCGGGCACTGTGTCGTACTCGAACGTAGGCGCCTTTCCTATCTTGGCCGAAGCGTCGTGCACTATCTGGAAGACGTACGGCACGTGCAGGTTGCTCCTGGTGAGCAGCGTGCGCTGCGTGACGCCGTTGTACAGCTCCTCGTTCTTGATCCAGTTGTTGATCTTTACCTGGCGCACCTTGATCGCGTAGAGCTTCTCGTTCAGGTACTGCTCGAGCAGCTTCTTCTTGTTGCCTATGACGTTCTTGTACGTCGACGTCGCCTTAGAGTTGTCTCCCTTCTCGTACATGTTGCCCTGGTCGGGCTTCCCGCGCCTCTTGGTCATCGGACCCTCTCCCTTCTTCAGCTTCTTCTGTATTGCCATGGTTCTACATTGATCGCGACGTGGAGGGAGGAAGCGGCTTCATCCTCGCGCCGCTTGGCTTGTAAGTTGCGTCATTCTGCTTCGGCTGCCTCTTCGGAGCCGCGGTCTTCGGCGACTCTGTTGCCGGGTAGCGCTGCGACGAGGTCTTCGAGCCGGGACGCGATCGCGGTATGGACGACTGGTCGGAGGATTGGTACATCTGCGACATCAGCGTCACCGGTCCCTTCGCGTTGCTCGGTCTCTTCATGCGATACATCATGACGCCTGGCGGGAAAGTAAAAAGCCGCGCGGACGTTTATATCCTGCGCGGCTTTGCTTGAAATCTGCCTACCCTTGGAACATAGAGTTCCAGCCTGTCCACTTGTCGAAGTGGTAGTACCTGTTCATGAAAGACTTCTTGACGACCTCTGCCGCCCTGAAGACTCCCGGCCTTGCGGCTGCGACCCACTTCTTTGCGGCGCGCTGCGCCTTTTGCTGGGTGTCGTGCTCCTCATAGGTGTATATCCCCGAGATAAAGCGTATGACAATGAGCGGCTTGTGCGTCCTGTCTAGGTATGTATTCATTATTTCGTGTTAGTCTTGTAATACCCGGTCTTCGGGTCGATCTGCATGTCGTTGTAAGCCTCCTCGACGTAGCTCTGCAGCGGAAGCGGCGGGAAGGCTATCTGGTCCTGGTATGCCAGCGCGTCGACGACGTCGTCGTGCTTGCCCTTCGGGAACCTGAGCTCCTCCTGCTCGAGGTCTGCGCACTGTCCGACTACGTGGTTGACGGCCTTCGCGTTGTACCTAGGCAGAAGACCCCGTATGCGCGTCTCCTTGCCGGTTCCGTGGTGCTTGAGGCCGACGACGTTCGGGTATATGTTCCTCCGCTTGCTCTCCTGGACGAAGAACGGGTACACGGCGTCCATGAAGGCGGTCTCCTCTATTCCTATCGCCTCCGGCTTCTCGTTTACCCACACGTCGAATATGAACTTGACCAGCTCCGTGCTGTCCATGCGCTCGCGGCTAGCGCGTATGTTATACGTGCCGTCCTCCTCGACGTTGTTGCGCACGACGCCCGTGAAGTCGCTCGTCCTCTTCTTGCGGCTGGCTGTGTCGACGGTTACGAACAGGGCCGTATGCTTGGCCTGGACCTCGTCCCACGTCGCGTCCATGAACATCGACTCCCTGAACTCCTGCGTCTCGCCGTTGATCGGGTTCTGCTGGAAGAGCGCGGACCACTCCACGAGCCCCACGTCGGCCTTTGTCAGCGTGAGGTTGTCCGTGTCGAACTGCTCTGGCCACAGTGCCTCGCCTATCCTGCGCCTGTCGTACGGCCTGTCGGGGTCGTCCTCGACCTCCGCTATGGCCGGGAGGGATATGATCTCCCACTGGTTAAGAACGTCGTCCGCGAGTATCTTGCCTACGAGGTCGTTGTCGTTCCACCTGGTAATGCAGATTATGATCGCGCCGTTCGGCGACAGTCGGGTGCGGGCGGTTGACTTGTACCAGCTGTACACCTTCTCCTGCACCACCTCCGAGTCTGCGTCCACCCTGTTCTTCACCGGGTCGTCGATTATGAGAACGTCTGCACCCTTACCGGTGACCGACCCGCCGACGCCCACCGCGTTGTACTTGCCGCGCCCGTTAGTCGCCCACGTCCCCTTTGCCTTGCTGTCCTCTGAGAGCCTGGTGGTGAACACGCGCTTGTACTCCTCAGAGTCAACTATGTTGCGCGCCTCGCGCCCGAAGTCGAGAGCGAGGTCGTCTGAGTACGAGGCGAGGATTATGTTCTTGTCCCTGTTGCGGCCGAGCACCCACGGCGGGAAGTCTACGGAGACCTGGTTGCTCTTGCCGTGACGCGGCGGCTCGAGGATTATGAGGCGCTTGAGCGACCCGTTCTCTACCCGCTCCAGGGCTCCAGCCACGAGCTCGTGGTGCCAGTTCGTCTTGAACCACGGCGACCGATACTGCTCGAATTTTATGAAGTGGCGCCGGGCTTCCTCTCGCCTTGCCTGCTCTACCCTAGCCGCCGTTTGCAATTCTAGCGAGTTGTTCATCGGTAAGCGTGCTTATGTTTGTAACTGTGACCGCGCCCGTCAGGTCGAGCTCCGTCTTCTCCTTGTATCCGTGGTTGGCAGAAAGGAGCATTTTCACGATAGGCGATACGTACTCGCCGGACAGACCTTTGTTGACAAGGCGCTTCTCCTGCTCCATCTTCACAGCCCTCAAAGCTCTGGCAAACTCTGGATGGAGCGACGCCCAGGCGTTCATTGTCTCGTAAGAACAGTCGAGCATTATGCACACGTCCGCGTACTGTGGGATAGACACCGCGAGCTGGTTGGCATAGGTTATCGATCCGCTCTCGGCGTTCTCAGACCTGAGCAGGCTCTTGTACTCGTCGACGCACTTCTCGAGGTAAGCGAACACCCTCTCCGGGTATGACTCGTCGTAGCCGGAAGGACGACCGCCGGTATTTCCGACTGCCTTCTTGTTGCCTATCTGTGCCTTAGCCACCTTGGCCTTAGCCTCCTTTGTGTGTTTTGATCCTTTTACCATACCTAGTCGTCATACTCGCCAGTCAAAGCATTTCTTGATATTTTGTTAAGCCTCAGAACAAGTTCGTGCTTTGGCTTTGGATTATTACTTGTGAAGTCTCCAAAATCGCCACCCATCGCGTCTGACAGTAGCTTGCTGAGATCTGCAATGAGATTCTCATGCCCTCGTCTCATCTCATCCATATTCCTATTCATTTGCCTTGACGTAGTCCGCCTCTGCCTGGTTGTACTCGACCACGCCGATCTGGCACTGGTACATCTGCCCGAAGGTCATGACGCCAGCGACGCATACCGGCTTGCGGTTGTTAGCGAGGTACGTCGCCTGAAGCTCCTCTGCGGTCTTCACCTCAGGTGCAGCCTGCTGATACGTAGGACGAGGCTGGCTCGGGTCCTTTGCCCTGAGCTGCGCCACGTACGCGAGCAGGTCCACCGTGTCGTAGCCGCCTATCGTTGCCGGTACCATGACCGTCGTCTGGTTGCCTGCGCCCTCCGCGTGTCTTGCGAGCAGCGTCACAATTCCTACGACGCCTATGACCGCGAGGGTGTATATGACTATGAACTTTATGAGGCCTATGTTGCTTTTCTTATGATTATTCCACATATAATTATTATGTCACGTTACTTGTAATATGTACATATCGATCGTCGGAGGTGATGGGCTCGAACCATCGACCATCTAGGTATAAGCTAGATACTCTACCAACTGAGCTAACCTCCGATGAACACTTGAATGGACCGATTACAATATCCTTCATTTCAGAAAAGGATATACGCGAGGTGTTCCCATGCCCGCAATCCTTCAAGTGCCATCCGGATACTTACGCATTCCGGTTGCGGCCCCTTACTGGAGCAGTGTATGTCCTGAGAGACTCGAACTCTCACTGAACGCGTCCTAAGCGCGTCGCCTCTGCCAATTGGGCTAAGGACACAGTTCAGGGGGCGACCGGCAATCATTTAAACCATAGCTGTTTGACGCAACGTTTGGTCCCCCTGCGCGGTACCTATATTATACCGTCTTTTCCTCCGTAAAGCCACACTTGACGGCCTCTGCGTGCGTAAGCATGACCTTGAGGCCTACAAGGACTGCCATAGGGTCTACGACGTCTGTGAAAGGCGTCACGTCGTTGAGGTCGTCCATGGTTATGACGTGCTCGAAGTCGCGGGGCTCAGCAGATATGTCGCTGGGGTTTGCCGGCACGGGAGGCAGCGACCCATCTGTCAGGCCTGCCGACTCGTCTGTGTCGCCGTGCTTCTCTCCGCCTACATTCTCGGAGCCATTATCCTTCTGATCTGGAGCGTCTGCGTCGGTGTGCCCGACCAAGGACGCCTGCTTAGGGGTAAGCATGACCGTGTCTCCCGCCTTCTCTGTGCCTGCGTTGAAAATGTTCGGGAACAGTTCGATGTCCGTCTGCTTGAGCACGTGTGCGATGTTGTCCATATGTGTTTATTATCTTATTTTTATAATCGAACTACTCCTTCTTCTTCGGGAACGGAACCGGAGCGGCACCCTTGCCTCCCGCGAGGTAGTTTATTATGCCCTGCGCAAAAGACATAGGGAAGCCGTGGCTCGCGGCCTCTATCGTGCCCACGGCGTTGCACTGGTGGTTGGCGTCCTTGCCGCACTGCGAGTGGTCGAGGTCCGAGGCGACTATGAACACCGATCCGCAGCCGAGCACCTCTAGCACCTTCCTTATCTTGTCCTCGTCTATGATCTTCGCCTGCGTGATCGGGTGCTCGGGAACGTACGGCGACTGCACGGGCGTCTTCTGTTCTTCAGCCATTTGTAAGTTTTATTAGCTTATAATTCGCCGCGCACTCCTGACACCAGGAGCTTCCGGTCCTGCGCTGGTTCATGCAGTCCCTGTTCTTGCATGTCTCCCTGAGTACCTTCTGCGCAGCGCGTATCGACCTTATGGCCTCCTCAGCCTCTTCGTCGTTCGTGATCCTTAGCTCGTCGAGCTGCTGTTGGTTAGGCATGTCCACTTCCCAAATATCCATCTGGAGCATTATACTTGCCAAAAACCTTTATTGCTTCCTCCTGTATTGCTAGCGAGTACTGAGCGCGAACATCCTCAATCTTCTTAAAATCAAGTGCCTCAAGTCTTGCGTCAGTATTAAGTCCGAGAAAATGGTTCCAGTCAGGGGTTATCGAGAGTATGTGATTGCCGCTTACTGTTCCTTCGTTGCATATGAACACTTTTCCAGACCCTTGTGCTCGTATTGCCTTTTCCAGATCTTCCTTGCCTATTCTCAGAAAGTCGTTAGTCCCGAACCCCGTCTTCACCCGGAACATCATCTGTGATGTCATACTCTGACCCGTTGTTCACCCTTAGCAGCTTGCGGTGGTACCTGCAAACCGACCGGTACCTCGGCTTACCCGACCTCGTAAGCCCGCAGCGCTGCGTGAACTTCCCGCACTGGACTATCCTGCAGATAGGCCTGTTCTCCTTGTCCTTTGCGTCCATGTCATCATTCCCCTACTGATAATTCCTCAGAACAGCGACGACTGTCCCTCCGGCACTAACCGAGCCTTCTTGCACGAGCTGCATACGTCGTCACCGCTGTTTGCCTTTTCCTTGTCTCGGGTCTCGCGATGTTTTCCGCATGAGCTGCATTTGTAATGGTACACCTGGCTCCACCTGTTCTCCTTCCAGTACGGCCCCTTCCTCACGACGTCGCTCACGCGAAACCCCGTCCCTTGGACTGCTGCGGCTTGAGCTTCGGTATGAGGTCGTTGAACTTCTCGCGGAGCTTCTTCCCTGAGAGTATGTTCCTCTGCCAGAAGCCGTCTGCCTGGACCCAGCGGATCATATACTCGACCTGCTCCCACGTGCGGCCGTCGATCCTGACGATCTTGTCTATGTCGGCCGCCCACTTCTCGACGTCCTTCGGTTTCCCCTTCCACGAAGGGCTGTTGGCCTGGATCAGCTCACTCAGGAGTGAGGCAAGCCTGAGACCGTCTCCCGTGTAGAAGGTCTTGGCTCCCTCTGGCGGATCAGGAGGCTTGTCCTCCTTTGTATTATTCTTATCTATACTTACCTTATCTATACTATACTGTGCCACATTTTCGTCACGGTCTCGTGACTTCAACGTATACGCGCCGTCTTTCTTCTTGTCCAGCAAGGCTTTTTCCTCAATGTAGCTCGTCTCTTTGTATGAGTCCGACCTGATAAAGCTGTTCATCATGCCCCAGTGCTTTATTACGCATATCCCGCTCTCAAATACGAGCACGTAACGCAACCGTAACAGCTCGTCGTATGCCTCCTCCGCTAGGTCATATATCTTCATGACTCTGCGGGGAGAGCTCACGAAACCGTCGTCGTCTGCCTCGAGGTTCAAGCGAACATACAGCAGCTGGGCCTCGTGCGACATCCCTGAGAATGCGTCCGTGTCCATGACGCTGTGTGCAAACATCCTCTTACTCGCCATATTTTTACTTCTTCCTATGACCAGAGCCCACCTGATGAGAAAGCTCTGGTCATAGGACATCAAGCTGGTAATCTTTCGACTGTCATATCATATGCCCGCTTGCGCACTTAGCAGAAATCAAAATGTGTTAGTAACTTGTTGGTAAAGTTATATGGGATATACTCAATTTTGTGCATATTATGACACATATATGATTATATGCTTGCAAACAAAGGTTTTTACAGAAGCAAACTTTACAAAGCTATGGGTGTGTGATGTTTCGTTTATATGCTATGTACACTATGTACAATAGCCTGCGGCGGGCGTATTATTAGTTAGTCGAGCGATCAACAAATAACTTTCAAGTCATACTATATGAAAAAAAGCAAGTGGCCATCTGTAAGTGAAACAGCAGCAAAGTCAAAGCGTAAGGCAAAAAATTATCAGAAGTCGCTTAAGTCAAGATAACAATTATATGTACAACACACCAGAACAGTATCAAACTCACTTCGAGCTTGACTACGAGACGCTTCAAATAGTAGAGGTCGAGGATTATAGCTACGCTTGCTCAGAGGAATAACATATGACAACAGCTGAACAGTTCAACCTTGGAATAGTGCGCGAGCTAGCCGCAGAGATGTGCGAGCTCAACTATGCGGCGACGGTATATCCGAGGGTACAGAAGATATCGATAAACGGTTTCAAGTATATGTCATTCAAGGAGGCAATACCCTACATGAGGGAAGCGATCAAGCAGCGAAGAAAGCAGCTGCTCCAAGATAAGAGAAATTATCATTCATTTGCATAAAAATGGCACAACTAACAGATGAGGACGTAAAGACGCTTAGAGTGTATTCGTTCGCTAAAGGGTTCTTCTGGGGCGCAGTGACAATAATGTGTATAGTACTTATTCATAGCGCCATCATGGCAATCCACTAACATGACGAAGACGAACATCGGGCTATCAATCAATCGCGAGGGCACGTTCAGTATACTTGCTGAGCAGTGCTGCGACACACAGTGCGGTTTCAACAACCAGACAAGCTATAAGTATTTTGTCTCGATACAGGGCACCGGGGAGAACGTGAAGCAGCCTGAGATGTTCCTGCTCGACAATATGGTGATCCGCGACTACTTTCAGACGCGCTTCATTGAGGAGCGCAACACCGTGAAGAGCTGCGAGACCGTAGCGCTCGACGCAGTAGAGCATTTCAGAGACATGTTCGTTAGCACGTACGGCAATGACCCAAAGAGGATACTTGTCCGTATCCACGGGGCCATGGAGTCATTCATTGAGGCCACATGGCCGCTTGAGAAGTAGATTATGAACATAACAGACAACGGTGAGAAGAAGTGCTTCTCTTGCGACAAAGTCTTTGAGGCAATGACAGAAGAGAGGATAGGAAAACTGCTACAAAATCCATTTAGGTGGATCGCAGCCTGCGACCTAAGTACTAGGAAGCTTAATAAGATCTACAGAAATTTTGAGTTCAAGACATATGAGAGCGAGTCTTCATTCGTAAATAAAGTAATGAAGCTAGCTGTCTCAGAAGGACATCACCCTGAGCTAGACGTCGGTTATCTTAGGGTACGAGTCACACTATGGACTTTTGAGGCCGGCGGTGTAACGATCAACGATGTCATATTTGCAGATAAGGCAGACGAAATATATGGCGACAGTTAAGATCAAGTTTGGAAAGGAGACAGTCACATATGACACAGACTGGATCAAGGACAGGTGCTTCATATGCGGCAGGGGCTTCCCTAACTCGAGGGCACACTATGAGGCTCACGGAAACTGGTGTGGCTGCCCTATTAAGAACTCCGGGCTAGGGCTTCCGAAGAAGCCGCGAAGCGACGCGGGAAAGCAGAAAGGGCCGAACAAGACGAAGAGGCCGGCATGGCAGGCTTCGAGATTTAGTAATAACACATAAACATATATATATGGCAACAGAGGAAAAGGAAGGGCTGGTGGTTCAGATCGAGGGCGAGATGTCAAGGCAGCTTGCGACTGGAGACGCAGTCAATAAGCTCCTTGCGACGGTATTCAAGGGATTTAATGAGGCGAACATGCGCGCTGCGATGTTCGAGGGAATGCTCAGGGGCTTCAAGTTCCAGGACTTTCTGAACAAGAACGTGTACGCACTCCAGTACGGGACAGGCTACAGCCTTATAACCTCGATTGATCTGGCCCGCAAGATAGGCATGCGGTCGGGGGTAATAGGAGTGGGAGCACCGATATACGAGGTCGAACAGGTCGACGGTAAGGAGGACATGTCGTGCACCATCACAGTCAAGCGCCGCGTTGGGCAGGATATCGGTGAGTACATGGCCAAGGTATACCTTTCGGAGTTCTCTACCGGAAAGAACCAGTGGCTGAGCAAGAAGCGCATGATGATCGCCAAGGTAGCAGAAATGCATGCCCTCCGCAAAGCCTGCCCTGAGGAGCTGGAGAAGCTATACACGGCTGAGGAGTTCGACAAGAAGCCTGATGGCGGCATGCCCGAGACGGACATCAAGGCGACCGAGATGAAGCTCCGATTTGCAAAGACTATGGACGAGCTCAAGGAAGTGTGGTCAGGTCTAACTCCTGACGAGCGCCGCGCAGAAGGGGCAAAGGACTTCCTTGACAACAGAAAGGTCGAGATTGAGAAAAATAACAAGGCCAAGTAGTATGCCAGCAAAGAAAAAGACGACGAAGGACGTTATAGCAGAGAAGTTCGGCATAGTTGAAAAGCCAGCAGAGCTTCCGAAGAGACCGTACTCGCCTATGATACTGTACAATATCGAGCAGCGCACGCCGGAGTGGGAACAGGCGCGAAGCGGGAAGATCACGGGAACGAAGACGAAGGGGCTCATGGGCAAGACCCGCAGCGAGTGGATAAACCTCCTCACAGCGGAGCAGCTGTCGGTATGGTCGATGGACGAGACTGACATGCAGCGCGGAAACCGGCTGGAGCCTGAGGCGCTCGCTCACTTCACGGAGAAGACCGGCATTGAGGTGACTAAGATGGGCATGGTCGCGCGCGCTGACAACCCGCTCATAGCGAGCAGCCCGGACGGCATGATCTACGACAAGAATGCGATGTCGCTCGACAACAAGGTCGGAGCGTTCAAGGGCGGGCTTGAGATCAAGTGCCTCAGCGGCAAGCGGCACGTGCAGGCGATCATTGACAAGCTGGACTACATCGAGGGGAAGCTGTCGTCCCAGTGGGAGATAATCCCGACGGACTATCAGCCCCAGTCACTGCAGTACTTCGTGACGAACGACGACATGGATACCCTGTACTTCGCATTCTACAGCGAGGAGATAGGCGAGGCTACTATGGTGGTCGCGGTAGTGCAGCGCAGCGAGATACTGGCGGAGATCGAGCGTGCGAGGGCGATAGAGGAGTCTGCCATCGTCGAGGTTGGGCTTCAGGTAAAGAGGATCCGGGAACTCGACTTCAGTGGTACTGAGAAGCTTTATAAGTAATAGCACATAAAAATAATATGTACATAAACAAGGCGCAGATACTGGGCAACATAACGAAGCAGCCGGAGCTTAAGGTTCTTCCGGGCGGAAGCAACGTGTGCTCGTTCAACGTGGCGACCAACAGGGTGTGGACGGACAAGTCATCAGGAAAGAAGATGGAGCAGGTCGAGTTCCACAACATCACTGCTTTCGGAAAGACCGCCGAGAACGTTGCGATGTATATGGTGAAGGGGAGCCAGGTGCTGGTAGAGGGACGCCTCCAGACGCGCAAGTGGGAGAAGGACGGGATCACGCACTACCGCACCGAGGTCATAGCCGACAGCGTCCAGTTCGGTGCAAAGGCAAAGACTGCAGACACTGGAGTTTCAGCGTTCGCGACGCCGGTACAGAAGCAGGTCGAGAAGAATGTCTCAGCAGCCCCTATGCGCGACCCAGACGACGGCAATCCTGGTTTTGAATACCCGACCGACGACATCAATGCGGACGACATACCTTTTTAGCATATGGCTATCGAGGACTTTATCGACGCTTCACTGAAAGAAGATCGCCAGCGCACGAAGCTTCAGAACAGGGCTTTGCACAAGTGGTTCAAGCAGGTGTCGGACGCGCTCATATCTATGGGTATGACGTCAGATCGCGCGTTCTCCTCCATGGAGATCGTGCCTACCCCTGAGGTCGTCAAGTCGGCATGGAAGCAGGTGCAGCAGCAGCTCCTCAGTAAGGAGAGCACGACCGAGCTGACGACTAAGGAGATAGACATGGTTTACGACGTAATCAACAAGGTGCTTGCGGAGGGCGAGAGCCACCTGCACATACCTTTCCCGAACATGGTCGACTTATTAAATAACACAATCGAGGTACCTCATGACAAACGTTACTAAGAAGGTTCGTGTGCTGAGGCACATACCACTCGTTGGAATACGTGCCGGTGACATAGGAACTTATGTAGAGATAGCAAATAATGCCTTCTATGAGTTTGAGAATATGAAAATCTGGCAGGGGACAATGGCTTCGTGGATCATGATGGGAGCCGCGGAGATATACTATGGACCTGAAGAAGCAACGGCGCCTAAGGCATAAGTTCCAGAGGATTACGCTTTCTGAGATAGTAAGGGGAAGGTCAGACGCCTCACTCGTCGCAAACAAGTACAGGGTCGTCGCTGCCATGGTTCAGAAGTACTACCCGATCGAGCTCATGCATATCGAGCAGAAGAAGTTCGCAGAGATTGCAGACGACATCATAGCGGCGAACCGCGAGTGGCAGTGGCTGACTGAGGGCAAGGACAAGAAGAACAAGCGCAGGCTTCAGACAGAGTTTGAGCAGACGAGGCTAGCCGGGCGGAATTGATTTATAAAGTAACATAACAACACACATATGGCAAATACAAAAGCAGCAGCTAATAAGCGCGAGGCGGTAGACACAAAGCAGTCGAAGCCTAAGCCGTCAAAGAAGTAGCCTGTGAAAGCCGTAGACACGAAGCGGCAATGACCAAGGACATAAAGAAGCTCGTGGAGATGGTCGCCCCCTACTGCTCGAGGATCAGGCAAGGGAGCAAGCACATAGTCCTGTACCCAAAGGGTTCGGACAAGGTGCTCATAATGTCGGTATCCCCGTCAGACACTAACCACGCGAAGCACATGTTCCAGGAGTTCAAGAGGGCCGGTATTATAATTAAGGAGCTCGAGAGGATGGTAAAATGAAAATAGACAAGGACAAATACTATACAGCGGGAGCAGTATATCAGATGGGTATACTGCCGTGGAAGAGGTCATCTTTCTACCGCGCGCTTCGGGAGCCTAAGTGGGCGTCGGTTTTCTCTCCCATAGCGAGCAAGAAGAAGACAAAGACGATGTACTACATACCGGGCTGGGCGATTATCAAGTATGTTGAGAATGCCAAGAAGGGAGGCTTCTCTAAGGAATAATATGAACTACTCAAGGACAGACGACACGGTTCCGCAGCCGTACAAGAAGCACAAGGAGGACGCAGGATATGACCTGTACGCGCTCGAGGACTTCACCCTGAAGCCGGGGAGGCGCACAGAGAGGCTGGACCTCGGAGTGAGCTTCGAGATACCTCCAGGCTTCTGCGGAATGGTAATAGAGCGCTCAAGCCAGGGCGCTAAGGGAATATTCTCCACGGGCCCATTGGTCGACAGCGGGTACTCTGGCACCGTGCATGTCACACTCGTAAACACCGGCGCTGTTGAGTATGTCGTGAAGAAGGGCGACCGGATATGTCAGATAGTGTTCGTGCCGATCAGGCAGTTCATACTGAACGAGGTACCAACGATAGCAGGAGGCGAGCGCGGGGCAGGAGCGCACGGCTCGACTGGGGTATGATGAACATCAAAGAAGTTTCTCGTTCTATTGCAATAAAAATTGTTGACTTTACTCTGAACGTGCACCATTATTCACAAGGCCCCATAAGCATGGAAAAAGGGCTAGCAGACTTCATAGAGGACAAGCTCGAGCAGATACAAAAAGAAGCAGTGCTCCACGGCGGCTTCGAAGGCATAAGACCTACCATCGACCAGGTCTGGATGCAAACGGCTGTCATGCTCTCGAAGCGCAGCACGTGCGAACGCCTCCAGGTCGGGTGCGTAATAACCGATATGGACAAGCGCACGGTGCTAGGCAACGGCTACAACGGCGGCGCGAAGGGGCAGTCGAACAAGTGCGACCCGAGCGACTCATGCGGACACCTTCACGCCGAGGTTAACGCGCTTATAGCCTCAGGGTCGCACGACAGGCTGAAGGTAATGTACGTCACGACCCTTCCTTGCGCACAGTGCGCGAAGGCGATAGTCAACTCCGGCTTCATGGGCGTATATTACCTCAATGAGCACGAGAAGCAGGGCTCTAAGGACATATTAAAGGCCGCAGGAATTAACCTCATAAAAGTATGAAAAAATACGGAGTAATATATGCGGATCCACCATGGAAGTTTAGCAACCGAGCCTTAAAACGCACAGGTCCAGACGGATCAAAAAGTGTCTATGCTGAACTTGATAAGGACCACTACGCGACCATGACGATAGACGAAATAAAGAGGCTTGACATAAGTTCGATAGCTGCGGAGAACTCGGTACTGTTTTTGTGGACTACCGACGCTCATCTGGAGTACGCTCTTCAGGTAATAAAGGCATGGGGTTTCACATACAAGACTATAGGGTTCACGTGGGTCAAGAAGACATCGACAGGAAAGCAGGCATGGGTTCTCGGACCTTATGGTATGAAAGGCAGTGAGATATGCCTCCTTGCTACAAAGGGAAAGGGACACAGTCTTATAGAGGCACGCAACGTAAGGCAAGTAATAGAGTCATCAAGAGGTGTCCATAGCCAGAAGCCTACTGAGGCACGCTCAAGAATAGAAGCGATGTTTTCAAAGCAGGAAAAAGTGGAATTATTTGCCCGTGAGAAGTTCGAAGGTTGGGACTCATGGGGAAATGAGATAAAAAGCGATTTATTCATAAATAATGAAGACAATGACTAAGCACATCATAATCGAAGGCATGGACAAGACCGGTAAGTCGACGCTGGCAAAGCGCCTCAGCGAGGAGTTCGGTATCCCGATAAAGAAGTTCAGTGCGCCGACTGACAACAAGGCGCTGCAGGAGTATGCGGCCTTCCTGCTCAACGAGAAGGTTCCTCACATCATAGACCGGTGCTACATGTCGGAACTGGCATACGGGCCAGTGAAGCGCGGATCGAGCCAGATCAGCCAGCTCATGAAGCAGATGCTTGAGACGGCTGTCAAGGACAATGTAATCGGGATTTACTGCTATGACAGCAGCGACGCGATCAAGCACCGCTTCGACGAAGACGGGGAGACGGAGACGCGCAAGTCAGAGGTAGACCAGATAGTGGCAAACTACAATCGGGAGCTTGACTCCAGCCTGATAAACTGGCTTAGCGTGAGTATGGACGACCTGAAAAAGATCCCACAATATATCACTGGGTATGTGGGGGCATTATTGGCAGAAGCTAAATAAACTTACCATGGAAAAATCAAAGTTTAAGGTAGGCGATAAGGTATTGAAGGTAAAGGGATACAGCTTCCCCGGAGAGGTGCGCGCAGTATTTACAAACATAGCAGGCGACGTTCGCATAGTTGTTGAGACTACTGTCATAGAAGGCCTGCTACACCTCTTCAACGAGGATCTGTTTGAGCTTGACCCTTTCTACCATGACTAAGCTCGATATGTGGTACGGCCGCATGCTCAGCAGCATTCTAAATAAGGGAACAAGGGAAATGAGCAAGCGCACCGGTCACTTCACTACCGCGTTCGCAGGGGTGACGTTCAGGACAGACCTTGAGAAGGACGGGTTTCCGCTGCTTACGCTCCGTCCGATAAATGTCAAAGCGTTTATCGCTGAGCAGATGTGGTTCCAGCAGGGCACTCGCAACCCTACCTGGCTCCAGAGACACACGAAGATATGGGACTCGTTCGTAGAGCCTGACGGCCAGATATCGACTGCCTACGGCTTCAGGTGGAAGGAGCACTTCTACACCGACCAGATAGAAAACATGATAGAGAAGCTGACATATGACCCATCGTCAAGGCACGCCGTCGTCATAACATGGGACGTCATGGACGTACAGGGACGCGCAAAGAACGTACCGTGCCCGTTCGCGTTCACCTGCAACATAATAGGCGGACGGCTGAACATGCACAATATGGTGCGCTCGAACGACATGGTCCTCGGCTTCCCGTATGACGTCGCTGGCTTCGCCTTCCTCCAGCTCATGCTGGCGCAGAGGCTCGGCGTGAGGCCGGGGATATACACGCACTCGATCAGCCACGCGCACATCTACGACATACACTTCCCCGCGGCTGCGGAGATCGTAGCAAGGTACAGGGCATACCAGGGAAAGTCGGAGAATGAGATCATAGGCTTCGACCTGCCGGACAACTCGCTCACGAGAGCGAGCGAGGGCGACGACAGCCTCCTTGATGAGGCGACGCTGGACATAGACAGCAGGTACATGCCGCTGCCTAAGATACCGGGCCTGAAGATAGTGCTGTAGGAAGACGGTTCGGCGCGCAGCTGATGGGTGCGCGCACTACCGCAATTCTGCGGATAAATCGTAACTTTAAAATCGAATAGTATGATAGACGTAAAGGCGCTCGCAGAGCGCATATACCTGAACAAGGTAAAGAACAGGTTCCCGACTGACGACCTCGAGCATGACCTCAAGCTCCTGAGGAAGGAGGCGCAGGAGGCGATCGACGCTTCTGACGACGTTGAGCTCGGAAGGGAGCTCGCCGACGTTGTGATCTTCGCAATCGGTATAGCCCGCATGCGTAACATCGACCTGACGGAGCAGGTGTACAACAAGGTCTCGTACAACGAGACTAGGGAGTACAAAAAGGAGACATTCAGGCTGCCGGAGAGCGACCTTGATGACAAAAGAGCAGAGATAAGCGATTGAAAGACAAAAGGAGCCCATAACGGCTCCTTTTTTGTATGTTTTTTGGACCGTTTATATATGCTGGTCAAAAGCATATACAAAAGGCTTAGAAACTGCTACCTTTTAAATCCGGACTACCTTAAAACGCGATTTTGGGCCTAGTAAAAGCCGAGCATTTTGCCGAACATACGCATTATGGCATAATATGGTTTTTTGTCAATGAGTACGATCTTTACCTCGGGAAAATACTTCGTCATACGCTTCAGTTTCGTCGCGCTCTTCGGGTCCATGTAACCTTTGACCTCGTGGTACTCTACCGTACCGTCGTTGTTGAAAACCTTGAAGTCAGGGAGGTAGCTCCGGGTGCCGAACTGGATCTTATCGAATACAAACTTTTCTGGCTCAAACTCCCAGCCCTTTATATGTGATACTTTCTTAAGCCAGTTGAGATACAACGCATAGTTTGCCTCCCACTTCGACCTGAAGAACATATCGACGCCGCCTATGTCATAGTGGCCTACCTTCTGCTTCGGCAATGAGTGCTTCTTCTCAAGCCGTGCCTTCAGCTCCTTCAGTCTTTCGTCTGATGTTGTCATGACTGTGATTATACAGCAAAAGGGCCCACGACGTAACGTGGGTCCCTATCATATGGGGAGGTCTGCTATGACAGTCCTTC